TCCAGCGGCTTATGAAAGAGTTGGGCTTAGTTTGCCGTGTCAGGATGAAGAAGTATCGCTCTTATAAGGGAGAAGTGGGCAAAATCGCACCAAATCTGCTAAATCGGGACTTCCATGCGGACAAGCCGAACCAGAAGTGGGTCACCGATGTGACAGAGTTCAGTTTGTTTGGCGAGAAACTGTATCTGTCCCCAATTCTCGATTTGCACAGCAGCGATCTGGTCAGCTATATCATATCGGATCGCCCTGTGCTCAGCATGGTGACAACCATGCTGAACGAGGCATTTGCAAAAATTCCAGACGGAACAAACCTCATTCTCCATTCTGATCAGGGCTGGCAGTACCAACATAAACAGTATCAACGGATGCTTCGAGAGAAAGGCATCCGGCAGAGTATGAGCCGGAAAGGAAACTGTCTGGACAATGCTGTGATAGAAAATTTCTTTGGGCTGCTCAAGAGCGAACTGCTGTACTTGCAGGAATTTCAGTCCATGGAACACTTCAAGCAGGAACTCGTTGCATATCTGGATTACTACAACAACCGCAGGATCAAGGCAAAACTGAAGGGCTTGCCGCCTGCAATTCACAGACAACAAGCCCTTTCGGCTGCTTGAACAATTTTTACTTCAAAATATTGTCTAACTTTTCGGGGTCACTTCACCTCTCCGGAGGGCGGTTTTCATATCCATTTGCTGATAACGTCCTCGTCCTGTTCCGTATACTGCCGCTTGAAGTCAACCAAGTGCCGGTTCTGCTTGTAAAACTCCTGTTCGCTTTTATCCAGTTTCTTCCCCTTTGCCTTTTTATTGCGAATCCCCACAACCTGGGCAAAGGTGCAATCCCCAATTTCCTGATACGCGGATACCCACGTCCACCAGTGCAGATACTCAACGGATCTGACTTCTTGTCCCAGAACGCGGTTGACTGGGGCAACGATCAGGGGAAAGTCCTGCTGCCAATCCATCAACTTCGGCCCACGCTTTTCCTCACGCTGCTCTTCGCCGCAGTTGATAAATTTTGCGCATTGCTTGATCGCTTCCTCGTAGTCGCTTTGCGGCATTTCCGCAAAGTCTGGATAGAAAATGTCAAGCATGGCCTCGGCCTTTTCTTCCTCCGACAACTCAGCGTCAGACAGTGCCTCAATAATCGTCAGGATATCGCGATAGTCAGAGCGTATCTGGTACTCAGTGCCGTTTACCTCTACGGCAGTCGGCAGATCGTACCTCATTTGTGGTACTTCTTCGTATACTTGCTCACGCGGGGGTTGGTGGCTTTCTGCTCACGGGCAAAGGTGGTGTCAACCTCATCCATGATAGCAAGCATCAGGTTCGCCCACACAGGCAGGCCGTCCGCCAGCGCATATACGTTCATCTCGCCAAACAGGGCAGAGCAAATGTCAAAGCCGAACACATCGTTGATGATCTCGCGCATTTCCTCGTCCATCTTCCGGGCGGTTTCAAAAACTTCCCGCTTGTTGGCGGTCTTTTCCACCTCTGCCTTGTACGCATCCTGCTTCTTGTCGAGGATATCAAAGGCATTAAACAGCTTTTCCACAAAGGCGCTGTCGGTGGGGTTAAAAGAGAATTCGCATTTTCCGTTGATGTTGTAGGTAACTAAACCGGTATCGAAAATCAGATCTTTCATAATAGCCTCCGAAATTGGGGCGGGTTTGCGCCCGCCCCTTTGTTTTTAAGCCCCGGCCGTAAAGGTCACACCACTGGTATCCTTGGTAATGGTGCCCAGCGTACGATTGCCGCCGTAGGTGATCTCACTCGTGATGTTGAGCGTACCGCCGCCGTCACCGCCGATGCCCGTCACGGCAATAGCACAGGAATCATACCGCTCGGCAAACTTCGCTTCGCCGGACGTAGCGTAGAAGTGGCCAATCATCATATCCTGATTGGCAAGAGCCTGCGCGTCATGATCCTTGACGGCAAGGTTCCACATCTTCACCGCAGCAGCGTCACCAGCATCCAGAGGGATGGGATCAAAGGTCTGGGAAATAACGGGCTTCTTCATGGTGGTGAAAGTGTTGCCCAGGATGTCCTGTTTGCTCTCCTGACCCCAGTCCATCTCTTCGCTGGAATCCTCCACACGCTTACCGATGGCGCTCCAAGTGGGAGCTTCCTTAGAGCCGGTATTCAGATACGCGATCAAAAGCTCGCGGTCAATGGTCTGACCTTCGGGCGTCGCAAAAGTTAAATCTGCCATTATACATTCACCTCGTAAATCAGTTTTAGCGGGACCATGTAGTCCTCGTATTGGTCGCTTGTCGCGCCGAGATACGATGCAAACGCAGACGTCTCAACGCGGAGGGCGCGCCTGCCCTCTCCAATGTCCGGTCGCTGCATCTGCGCCCAGTCCGCAAATTTGTTCAGCACTTCAACCGCCTTCAAGCGTGTATCGTCGCTCTTGCCGGGTGGTGCGATCTGGTAGTGGATTTCAAACGAATACTCCGCCTGATAGCCGCCGCAGATATACTTCTTGGTGATAACGGCACCCTGAACGGAGGAAAGCGCCATGCCTACCGTTTTTGCCGCGAAATACTCGTATTTGATCAGATCCACATTCTCCGGAATACCGGGAAAGCGGTTCGCCCAAATCAGCATCAGGCGGTCAAGGTCTGCCTTTTCGCTGCTGGATGCCAGCATTACAGGTTTTTCTTTAGAGATCACGCTTCACCGCCTTTTCTGCTACACGCACCCACTTCTCCATGTTCTGTGCCTTGGATGCTTCAAACCAATGGGAGCAGGTCCCGGTTCTGTGGAAAATCAAATCCTTTTCCGGCACCGCCGGAACCTTCGTAACGCCTTTCCGCGCATAAGAGCTTCCGGTCAGCGGGTCAACGTACAGTTTGCCGTAGTACAGATATCTGGCATACGGCCCTGGATAAACAACCGTGTTGCCCGTTACCTTTGTACGCGTCCTCAGAGAGCCTGTGAGCATAGGAACGAACGGAGCGGTATCTTTTGCGACCTGCACCGCCAGAACGTGTTCTGCGCGATCACAGCCCTTGGAAACGGCCTCTTTTACAGCGTCCATGCCGTCCGTCTGAACGGAAAATTTCAACGCCATATCACACGCCTCCGACCTGCCAGTGCTGCATATCAACGCTGCCGAAATCCTTCTCGTCAACCTTGGTCACGGTGTAGCAATTGTCCTGAGCCAACGCCACAGTTTCATTGTCCGTCACAAACTCGCCTTTGATGAAAAACGTTGTCCCACCATTGCCTTTGACAGAAAGCGTCCACAGGTCGGTTTTGTCCTCTGCGGCGTAAAACCGCTGCGGACCGACATAGGCTTTCACCTTGCCGGTAAAGCCGTCCACAGCTTCCACGCCAAACGGGATGTAGAGGTCAACTGCATCAGCCCCGGCAAGACCGCTCTCGCGCACGTTAACCGCCTTAGACGCTTGCAGCATCACGCCACGAAGTACGGTCACATACAGCTTTTGCGTTTCCTGAAACGTCTCCTTGTCGGTTTCTTTGACCGGATTGTAGATCGTTACAGTGTGGGGAGCGTACATGATCCGCACCCCCTCCCTCGGTACAGCAAGCCAGTATGGGCGAGATACTCCATGCAGGTCTCTGCAAGCAGCTTTCTTGCTCCATCCGTAGCGTTCAGTGCGGAAACGGCAGATTCGCCGCCGGTCGCCAGTGTGCGGGAATAACCGCCCACCGTTTCACTTTTGACTTCTGCGTCATTAGCGGCAGCAGTCGCAAGGTTCTTCATTGCAAGCGCCTGTGCGGCTTCGATAACCGCATACTTGTCAACCAGCGCACAGCAGCACATCTTTACCGCATCCAGCTCCGCGTTGTCCTTGGCCCGGTTCTGCGTGAAATAATCGAGGAAGGAGCTGGCCCGGACAGCCAGACGCGGAAAATCCCCACTGCTTACAGTGCCCATATAGACACCGGAGTAGTATGTGTAATCAGCGTATGTCAATTGGGTCAGCTCCTTTCAAATCAGCCAGAAACAGTGACAGTGGCAGTGCCGGTCTTTGTGCCGTCCTGCTTGGACTTGGCGGTAACGGTAATACTGCCCTTGGTTTCGGTAGCGGAGACAGTCAGGACGCCCTCATCGCTGATTTTGCTCTTGGTTCCATCCTGAGACCATTCAACCTCGCCGTTGATGATGCCCTCACCGTCAACCTTGGCGGTAAACAGCTTGCTTTCGCCCTTCTTTACGGTGGCGGTAGCAGGGGACACAGCAACGGTGGAAATAGCGCCGCCCTTGCCGTAAACGGAGAAGGGGAACGGGTTCACCTTTTCTGCGTTGTAAGCGTTGATGGGGTTTGCAATCTCCCAGCCAAGACGCATGACAGCGCGCAGTGCGACCATATCGTTCTGCATGAGGTTGTAGACGATGTCCTTCGTGGCGGGGTCCTGAATCACGCCCTCGGTAAAGACCTTGAATGTCATATCCTGGCGAATGGCATAGACGAGCTGGCTCCAATCGCCGACGATCATCTGTGCTTGCGCAGGGTCGAACGCGCCGTTCATGGGGAAGTACATATCCATGCCATCAAGGCCGTATCTGGTAGCACCCTGCATATCGGTCTTGAAGATGGGCTGGCCAGTGGTGTCTTTCAGGCCACGCAGCTTGCCGCGCATCTGAATAGCGGACATCACGCCGTTGGGGTTGAAGCCGTCCAGTTCAACCTTGGAAATCAAGCCGCCTTCTCCCATGATGTCGGAGTAAATGTCAGAGCTGACAGGAACACCATTGCCCGCAGCAATAGCAGAGGGCACAACGCCATCACGCCAGGTGCTGGGCTTGTTCGTGCCAAACAGCATAGCGCCGTCAATGACCTTGCCGAAAGCTTCGGTCAAGCGGGGCTTAACCTCGCCCCAGATGTCATAGTCGGCGTCATCGAGTGCGGCCTCGGGGATGGGTACGATAACTGCGATTTCCTCGGCATACAGTTTCTTCTTGTCCCATGCCATCTTAGTGGTCTGCTTGAATGCCTCACCAGCTCCGCTGTCAGAAGCTTCGCCATTGACAAAGTACGCGGAGGGAAGTGCGTCAAGCACGTTGATGGTCTGCGTCTTGCTGGACATATTTGCCAGTCTGCGGCCCATGCGCAGAACGGCAGATTCAGCGATAGCGCCCTGCATGATCTCGCGGGTTACGGGTTCCGGGATCAGGCCAGAAAGTGCGGAACGATCAATACTTGCCATGTTATATTCTCCTTTTTGTTACTTGAGTGCGCCGCGAATCAGATTGTTCATCGCGGCATTGGTGTCAGTTTTCTTTTCACCGCCGCCAACGGCAGCGGACCAGTCAATTTTTACGCCATCCTGAAACGCGGACGGATCGGCGCTGACTTGTTCCTCGTGCCATTTGTCAAACCCATCAAGCGCGCCGTCTTTGATCTCAAGATGCTTTGCTTTCAGGTCTGCCAAATACGCCTTCTCGGCAGCTTTAGAGCTAAACTTCACGCCTTTCTCAGAAAGCGTTTTACGGATAACGTCTGCGTAGTCATAATCGGCAATCTTGGACTTGTAGCCCTCGATCTCCTTTTTGAGTGCGTCCGTTTCCGCGTTGCCGTTTGCTAAAAACTGCTTGTTTTTTTCCACTTCCGCGTCCAGCTTGCTCTGAACAGTCGAAAGCGCCTTTGTGATTCGCCTGTCGAACTCCGCCTTATAGGTGGGGTCAGCCAGTATTTCATCAAAAGTCTTAATTTCGTCTGCCATTTTTTATTCTCCTTTATTCCACAGCGTCATTCCCCACTGCGTATTACAACAAAAGAGCCAACCACCGAGAAAACCTCAGTCGTTGGCTCCTATTGCCCTTTCCCGTGCCCAATTACGCGGGAGTTGAATATTTGATTGTTTTCTTAACCTCTAACACGATGTACCCGTCACCCTTGCGCCGGATCTCCGCGTCATTGCCGCGCCGGATAATAGCCTCGATGGCCTGCATCAATTTATCATCCATTAGCCTACCCCGATTTCTTTCAAATATGCTTCATACTCATAGGGGACGCCAATGTCATAATTCTTGTAGTAATGCAGGAACTCATACGGGAAGGTGAATTTACCGTCCCAAAACATACCTGCGTGAAGTTCTTCGCCAGTAAACATATCAGAACTGGGCAGCGATGTCAGCCCGGCATCGAGGGAGGAAATGTGGCTTAAAATCGCTTCTTTTGGGATACTATTTTTGTATTTCTTATAGTCTTCAAAATTCTCAATAGAATTCTTGTATGGCAATCCTTTAAAAAAGCCGAAATCCATGTCACTTTCTCCTTCCTCTTTGATTTGGGGTAAACGGCAAAATATTTCCTTCCCCATGTGTTCCTACTTTCAGTACGCCAGCACCGGAAATAAAAAGCACATCGTCTGGGGCTTTCACTTCAACGCCAAGTGCATTTGCCAGCTCTTCTGCAAAGCAATAATCGTTTTCCATGCGTGCGCCTGTGCAGCAAGATAGCAAACGAACTTTCTGGCCATTCCACCCTTTACTATGCCGAATGACTGCGGCAAGTAAGCGCGGTGACATATTGAGTTCTTTTGTTCCAAATCCGACTGCCGTCTGGCTTCCGTGCATAGCGACGTCAAAATACGTTTTAAGAGGTTTTACCCTTTTAACGTTTTCATTCAGCGGGTCACCGTCCGGGAAGCAAGCAAAGCCATTTTCCAGCTTCATTGTACGTCTTTTCACAATAGAATTCAAGTTATCTCTTGCGTCTGCGCCGAAAAACTTAAGAGTGTCGCTATCGTCTTTAGCGTTAGCCGCTGCCACTTCCGCCCGATGCGTTTTCATGGCATTTGCCGTTTTTAACGTTGCGTCATCCGTGAAATAGACGCGCATCCGCTCCGGTTGCTCCGGGAGCCCAGCTTCCGCGCTGAACGCCTTGTATTTAGCGTTTAACCGCCGTAGCCGTATGTTTGCCGCAGTCTCATCTTCATGCAATCCTGCGGCCTTGTAGGCGGCTTTTTCGCGCTTTAGCTTCCTAACGGTCCGCTCAATGCGGCGTTGCATCTGGGTTGCCTCGTATGCCGTGTAATCCTTGCCATCAAATGTGCATCCATGGCCGTCATCGATGTGTTCCAACTGTTCATCCGTGTAAGTGCGCTCGGACACGCCCTCAACCCATGGGAACCGCCTGTGGCGGCAGTTGGCCCCTTCCAGACCGTCAACAGCGCCCAAGCCGCAAATGTCATAAATGCTCGGGTAAATGTCCCCAGTGCGGACGCTGTAAACGCGGCCTTGCCAATCCTTATGCGATGACCATGGTGACGGTCCCGGCTTATCTCGTGCGCCAACATGAGCCGAAACTTCAAAATATGGTGTATCCAGATATTCTGAGGATTGCTCCGTATACTTGGCGCAGATTTGAGATACGCCGGTCATTACGGCTCTTCGCACGGCAACATCGATATGATCCCGATGGCCGCTTTCGTAGTCAACCACTTTCAGACCGCTATCCGCAAGTTCCTTTACCGCCGTTTTAATTGCCTGATTGTAGTTGATTGCACCGCTTTGCACCTGCAACGCTGCGCTGTCAAGTGCCCATTGGTACGCTTTGGCAGGTGGGAGCATTGTACGCCCAGCGTCCACTAGGAAGCCCATGGATGCGGTCAGATTGTGGAATGTATCAAGTGTCTGCGTCCTGATCGCCGCCACTTCCGCAGCGTCAACCAGTGTCTCAGGCTGGGTGATATGCGCAAGGTCAATCATATCGGTGTAATACTGTTGGTTCCTTGCGACCACATCGCCCAGCAGCTTGTCCAGCTTAGTTTTGCTGATGCCGGAAGTCTCGCGGATTGCTTTCTTGATTTCTTTTAGGTCGATGCTGTGGGACCGCAACGCCCGGATGTCCTGCACCGTTACCTCGTTCAGTTCATCCGCAGCTTTCAGCCGGGAGCAGATTTCATCCAGCAATACGAGTTCAAGTGACCGGAACAGTTCTGCCAGTTCTTCCGGCAGCGCATCAAGGATTTCCGGCTGAAACGGATATTTCATTTGCTTTCCTCCGTTTCACAATATCGTCGTAATGCGGTTTTACGCAAATTACATTCCAGTCGCATTCCTCCGGCACTTTGCCGTAGAATATCACCCATTCAGGAGAGAGCCGCTTCATCATTTCCTCGTAGCCGCGCAGAAACAGCTGCTTGCTTTCCTTGTTTTGCTGTGTGCCTACCGAACTAACCGCAACTATTCCGCCGACAGGCTCGCCGTCAAAGCACCAATCATAACTATTCTCGTTGCTCCATGAAATCGTTGGATAAACCGTCATGCCGTGGAGCTGCCAGTATGCCGCCAGCCAGTGCTTGCGGTAATGGTTGTATATCTGCATCGCCAGCGGCATATCCGTGTAAGTAGAAAAGTCCGGCGCACACACCGCCGAAAACTGCGACAGTTTCGGAATGTACTTGTCAGGCGTATTCCAATATCGAATGAATTGATAATCGTCCACAAAGAAATGCAAAATCTTGCTTTTCGTGTCTTTTGCTGTGTAATGGTAATTCACGGGGATAAACTCGCCGTGCGGATACGCCTTGACCGGCTCGATTTGCGGTATACCGTACTTTCCGACGCCAGGGAACATGAACTTGTCCAAATTTTCAAAGTTTATCATGGAAAATTTTTAAAAAGCCCTTGTGAATAGCTTTCGTTTTATGTAAGCAACGCTTTCATATTCGCCCACACTAATTCTTTGGACATCAAAACCCCGTGAGCGTATTTCGTTAAGTTGCTTATTTAATTTGGTGACTTCCCTTGTAGGTGTGCTTCGGTCAACGCCGCTGAGATGCACAACGGCGGTATTCACATTTTCGAGGATGCCGTATTTGTCCTTTTTATCACCTTGCACTTGAACTGTTCCTTGACTGTTTTTCAGAACAGCGTGCGGCGTGCTTGTGTTTTCAACCCAGATAGTATTTTGCGAAAGTTTAGCGACATCGCTTTCTTTTGCAAAAAGCCGAGAGCCGACAGAAACTCCTTGCACCGTGCGAATATTATTCTTCGTAGCGGAAGTGCCGCCACCTGCTCCACCTCTACCGCCCATTACTCTACCTCCTCTTGTCCTTCGGTTGTCATGTCCTGCATCTTCGGCAGCGCCGCCTTTGCGGTCGCCTCGTCCTCATTCATCCACTTCATGCGGAACTCCCAGTCGTTCATGATGCCCGCCTGCAAAAGCTGCATATCGCGGGAAAAATCGGTTTGCTTGTCCTCAATTATGCTGTCATCGAAGTCGATGGAGATTTCTACATTTTCGTCAAGCCCTGCATTCATTGCAGTATTCCCAAGCCGGAGAAGAACACGGCACAGCTCAGTCAATGCCTGCTCAAGGATAATTTCATGCTTCTTGATCGTGCGGAACATGGTACTATTCTCGCTGATTACCTGCGTGGCCGTTGCCATGCTGCCGCCATCGAATCGATAATAGGTTTCACCGAACCCACATTTGCTGGAAAGCATATTGAGTTGGTCTTGCAGGCCGACATTCAGCGCAGCCGTCCGAAGTTCCGGTGCAACGGTCTCAACAACGCTCCCCTGCTGTGTATCTTCCGGGAGAAGGTAAAACCGCCTGTCATTGTCATCCAGTGTCGGTTCACCGTCTTCATACTTTGTCGCTGGCATTTTGACCATCATCATCATGGGGCCGTTTTCAAACTCATTGACGTAGCAGTCGTACGCAGTATCAACGCCGCGAAGAACATCAATGGAATTTGCAAAAACGGAAATGCCAACAGGCAAAAGATAGTTGAAGTTGTTTGCAATGTTCGGCTTGTCAATTACAAACTGCCGTTTATTGCTTCCGGTGTATACCACAGGGGGAATATGCTCAAACCCGGAAACATTCTTCAAATCTTCATCGGACAACTGTTCGTTCTGGTATCGGTAAATTCGGTTTTCGATTACATACGTTCCATCATTTGCTCTGCGGTGGATCTGGAAATACACATAATCCTTTCCGTCTCGCGTGACCCTGGAAGTAAAAGCGCAATCATAAATAAAGCCGTTCTGCCATGCAAGTGGGTAAATGTCATGCATCGTGGCATAATCAATCACAATGCTGGACGCGTCACCGGGGATGATCTCTCCGGAATCCGTCACGCCCTGCCCCGTCACGCGGGGGATATATGCCACCGTCCCCAGTGCGGATTTCATCTCCTGCATCTCATTAGCTTTGACGGTGAAATTGTTCTCCGCCAAAACGCGATCGATGAAATCCTGTTCTTTTTTGCCCTCAAGCGTGATTTTGACTTTTTCGTTCATGAGCAGGTTCGCCCAGTCCTCGCAGACCTTTTTTCCCATGCTGAGCGTTGCTCTATTGTGTTTAGTCCACTTGTGGCCGTTATATCTGCGGTACTGGTGGAAGCCCTTCACTTTACCAACGTACCACGATTCCCACAGATCAACTTGCCCATAAAACTCTTCAGAGATCGTTGTATAGCCAAGCTCTTTTAACTTTTGGATAACTGCACTGCTCATGCAATAACTCCCATTCTGCGGCTGACAGGCTCCAACGCATACCGGGTCGCGTCAATCAGGTGGTTGTTCGCGTCTGGGTATCCGCTGATAATGTCACCGTCTTTGTTTCGTTCGTATTCGTATCCAACAAATTCATCGTAAGCATGCGGTGTGCGTTGCCTATCAATAACAATCGTTCTCCGCTGCAAAAACTTCATGCCATATTCCACAGAGCCGGGGCCTTTGACCGCTTCATACGCAGGTAGCCCCATTGCGCGGAGATCAGCAACGCTCTTCGGCTCGGCGCTGTCGCAGATTGTCCTAATGTTGTTATATCCGCGCTGCTTAATCATGGTCGCGCTTTGCTCGTTGGATAATTTGTTTTGGTAAATCTCGTCCAGCAGATAGATGGTCTCTCGCGCCCGATCATAATGCAGCCGGATAAAAGCAAACGGGTCGGGGAACCAGCCGAAGTCCACCCCCTGATAGATGCGGTCGAAACTCTTGACTTCTTCATCGGTAATCTCCCGCAGTTCCAGCTTGTCAAACACATTTCCACCGGTCCCTACCGGGATACCAAGATATTCGTGCTGATATGCACGCTCGTCCGTCTCTTTTAAGTGTTCCGCTTCTGCAAGAAACTGTTCTCCCAACCACTCCGGCGGTGCTTGCAGATACGTAGACTTATGACACAAGCGGTCATCCCGTTCCTCCAAGCTATCTTTGTTCGCCCAGTTGTCGCGCGAAATTGGCGGGTTATAGCTCTCAAAATTCCAGAACATCGAGCCACCGCGCATGGTCGACTGCAAAATGGTTCGGATTTCCGCACGACCGGCAAACTGGTCTTTTTCTTCAAAGTGCGTCACGGCAATGTAGCCAAACGGCACCTTGATAGACTTGATCTTCATCGGGTCATCAGCGCCGCGAAACATGATCTTCTGGCCTGTCGGCTTATAGATCAGCTCCATCGGGGATACTTTCGCTTCCCAATACGCCGCCATGCCCAGCTCGCCGATTGCCCAGATATACTGGGCATAAACGCTATCGCGGATTGTATTTGCCACCTTGCGCAACACAAGCGCATGCGTTCCCGGATTGCCAACCAGCAAAAGCGGTACAAGAATTGATACTGTGGAGGATTTCAGCGAGCCACGCCCGCCGCTAAAATCGTAGTGCGTATGCCCATGCCTAAAAATGTCATGTGCAATGCTATAAAACGCAGGGCCGATCTTTTCTGACAAGAGAATATCAGACATCGATAATCACCTTGACACCGTCCGCATTGACGTTCTGCTCCACAATATCTTTTTGCTCAAGGTACTGTTTCCCCAGCCAAATAGCCATGCTTGCGTTCTTTTCGGCCAGCTTCCACTGCGCTCTCCGCAGGCTCGACTTTCCTACCTGGCTCTTGCTTTTATATGTGTCCGCAAAAGTCATTTTATACGTCCGTTTGCACCATCGATTCAGGGTGTCCGCGCTGCACTCAAGCACTCCGCAGATTTCTGCTTCCGTGCACTGGATACCGCATAGATTCTCAAACAGCTTTTGATTTATTACTTTTTTCGGCCTTCCAGTCCGTGCCACTTCCACCCCTCCTTTCTCTGGTTTCACAACACGGCATTTTGGAGCAGCGAGGTCGGAGTTGAACCGCCATCTTTCCGCAGGATGCGGAACGTTTTACCGTTAAACTACCGCCGCATATTGCCGTGTCACTGGTGCCTTTCTGCTTGCGTTACCTTTTCCCCTTTGTACATTCCAGCGCCCATTTCATCAATTTTTGAAAACGGAATGATAGGAACGGTAAGTCGTTCTTTATATGACGGGTCGATAAAATAGATATATCGAAACATCTTCCCCTCAAGAATTTTCCCGCCAAACATCTCAACGCACTTTTCCATCGTTAAGTTTTTGCCATGCGTTTCTTCAAGAATATACCTTGACAAAGCACTGCATTTATCCTGCACTTTCATTCTGTGGGCAACTGACCCGCCGTTTATTTTCACGAGGTAATCAGGAAGTTGCCACATTGAGCCGCTTGAATAACCCGTCAAAACAAACCCACTTGCACGGTAAATTGTTCCGTCACCGCATTGGCAACCATCCGCAAACGAAATTACCCATTTGATTTGAGGCGCGTTTTTTCGGATTAGCTTCATCGCAATCGCAATTGCCCGGCTCTCACTATTGCGCGGAAGCACATCATCAAACGCCATGCGGTTCAATTCGATGAATTCGTTCCACCCTGTCCCCTCAACAAGCCCTTGGATTTTAGACTTATCCAAAGACGGGCCAAAGGACATGACACCGTGAAGTCTGCCTTCGTAAAACACGCCGAAATGCAAATTGCTGTTATTCACAACCTTGCCGCTGTAATGGTGCGTTTTCACAAACGGAACGGCAACCTTGCTTGGAATAACTTTTACAATCAGGTCTTTTGCGCTGCCCATTGCCGTATCACCTCATACAATGCATTCCCGTTTTTATTGGCGTTGCCAAACGTTTCTGTTATTTCATCTTCAACACACGTCATAGCATATTCGATCAATTCTTTCTGTTGTTCATGGAGCGTGAATGTCATTTGACAGATTTCCGATTTGTCCCCATCCGGCAAGGAAAAATCAGTGCCGTACTCATCCTCGTTTTCAATCCCCCAGTCGAAATCAAACGCCGACAAATCCAGCCCCGGCAATTCCTCTGCCAGCAGGTCAAAATCCCAGTCGCTCTCGTTGCTCTTATTATCCACCAGCCGCAGGGCGTTCACCTGCTCCGGTGTGAGATCGTCCACGCAGACGCACGGTACTTCTTCCATACCCAGCTTCTTTGCCGCCAAAGCGCGGCAGTGGCCGATTACGATCACGCCGTCACGGTCAATCACAATCGGCTGTACGAATCCGTACTGCTTGATGCTCTCCGCAACGTTGTTGATTTGCCGCTTATCATGCTTTTTTGCGTTTGCGGCATACGGTACAATATCCGCAAGCCGCCGTTTTGTGATTTCCATGCCATCCTCCTGTTTTGCTACCGGTAATAATTTACTCCACGATCATCCAGTCATCGGCAAGCATATCCGCCTGCGATGCCAGCCAGCCGAGCTGCACGCCGGATGTGCCGACAAAAGCAAGCGCTTTGTTACCGATAGCTTCGTGAATGGCGTTGATCACCTCATGCGCAGCATTCTCATAGCTGATGCGCTCCGCAAGCTCGACATGCTGATTCTTGCCATTCCAACCACGACGGGCAATTCTCTTCCCTTTCTTTGCCGCTTCAATAGCCAAGCCAAAGCTCATGCCGTCGGTGGGGCGGTACGCTTCCTCGAACACGTCCTTAGGGCTAAAACTCTCGTAGCCGTCCTGGTAACGAACCTTGTACCCCTCTTCCGCAGGCTCCATGCTTCTGGGGATCAGCTCGTTCGCATCGTAGACCTTGCCACCCTTGCGAATAGCAGGGGCCGCTTCAATGATTTTCGTGCCAATATACTTTTTCATTTCGCATAACCTCTTAACATTATTTTGCTACCGGCCCCTGCTCCTTGGTTTTCTCGCCGCTTTACTTGCTTATTGTCAAAATCAGGGATATGCAACCGCGCCTTACCCATCAATCTTTCACACGCCGTTGACTTCTCTGATTGTTGTAAAAACTTTTTTACGCTTGAAGCAGTCACAATAAAAGACGCGTTTCCCCCTTTTGCCATGACTTCCTCCTATTTTGCTACCAGCCCCCACCCCTTGGCCTTACATAGCAGATTTTACCCGCCCAAATGGGCATACACATCTTGCGTGTCCGGATCTCCCCGATTCAAACATGGTACGCAAGATCTTTTTTATCGGCTCCCGGCTGCGCTGCGTCTTCCTACCAGCCGTCAGTACGTCACATTTCTGCCGACCTCCTGACACTTAGCTTTTTACGCTTCCTCGCCCGCTGGCCGGGATGGTACGGCATTGCAGTCCTGCCCTGCTTTAGCGCTTCAGGGAAAGGCCCCGTCACTCGCTGTGGTCTCCCCTTACGGGGCACCTATGCCGTGAATGTCCCTCCTGGGACACATCGTTGAGAGGTGCGGAGGGTCCTGTGCCCCGATTTGTCAGGCTCTCAAAGTCCTATTGCGTCGTGGCTCGCGCGTCGCGCTCCTGAGCGACTTGCCCTCGTTGCTATTTCCGAGACGTCAGGTTGATCTATCGCGTTTCCTGCGACTGACTTTCACAGTCGGGTGCGACCCGGTATTCTGGTGCAGACGGCTGGGTTTGAACCAGCGCATACCTCCTGGCGCGGTGCTCTGCCTACTGAGCTACGTCTGCATATCCCCGGCATCCGCCGGGGTCAGGAGGAAAGAAAGGATGGATGGAATGAGGATACGGATATAACCCCGCACCCTCATTCTGACACATATTTTTATTCGCTTGCCCCGAATTGGGGGCAAAGACCAATTTTTTTTGCGATACTATAAAGGTTTACTCTCTCGCTCGCCCTCGTCCCATGCAAGCTCATCCAAGCTGACGTGGTAATGATTCGCTATCAGCTTCAACTGGCTGAGAGCCGGTTCGTTCTCCCCGGTTTCATACTTCCGCAGCGTATCATGCCCGATCCCAATCAGCTCCGCTTTCACCCTCATACTTTTAGCAGGCCGCTCAGATTCCCTTAACTTGCGCAGCCGTTCCGGGAATGTACTCACATAACCACCTCACATAGCCGGAAATTCTCTACCACAGGTCCGCCCGCCGTTTCCGTCCGCACACTGACAAACCGGCCCTTTGGGTGGATGTAAATTACCTCTCCGCGCTGGAACGGATACAGCTGCTCATACGTTGGGTGCTGCCGCTCCAGCTGGGACGGTATGGACTTGAATCTGGCCCGAACCACCTGTCCAAGTTTCATGATTCCTCCATTTCCAGTAGCTTCACCAAGTCCCAGAACTTCCGCGCATCCAGCCCGGTTTCCGTCTTGATCTTGCCAAGCCGATAGATCACGCTGTTGTGGTGAATATCCATCTCTTTTGCGGTTTTCACGCAATTCATATCATTCTTCGCGTAGATGCGCAAAAGCGATATATCTTCCTTCTGCATAGTTACCTCCCATAACGGACCTTTTTCAAATCCTTGTATCTGTCCGGGAATGGGATCAACTTTGCCTTGTCCCGGATAATCTCCGCAAGCACCCGATCCATGTGCTCCTGTCGGACGTCCGCCTCTGGGTTCCGGCAGTCCAGCGCCGGTTTGTACTCGCGCTGAACGGCAACCCAGTTATGGGTGATCCGCATGATCCGGTCATAGCCCCAGCCCTCCGTCTGGTGGAGGGCCATCTGAAGCGTATCCATGGCGAATTGCATCGCCATCGCCGCCCCGGCGTTGAAGGTGGCGTCCAGCTCCGCCTCCCGCCGTTGCAAATACCCAGACTGTTTAGCCATTCCCGCCGTCCTTTCTCTCGCCGTGACTGCAAAAGCCTTCATTTGGCATGGCACAATTAAACAGTCCGCAGCCGCCAATCTCTCCGATTTCATCACCCATGTTTTTGTATATCCGATGCTTGCAGTCCTTGCACCGTGTCACGATCACGGCATCCACGGTGGGGGCTTTTTCGACCAAGCCAAGTAAGCCGTTCCAACCAGCACAATACACCGCAGGAACAACATCTCTGCTGCACCGCCCCACGCCCAAATCATCAACATCAATCAGCCTCATTTTCAGCCCCTCCATCCATTATCGCCCCGCAGTTGGGGCAATAGTCTGTTTTGGCTGCAAACCCTATCTCGCAGGCGGAGCAATACTGAATATCTCCCGCAATCTCGCTGTGAAACGGAATCCATCGCCCATGCACCACCGGTTTCCAGTCCTTGAGGTTCTCCGCTTGCTGTGCCACCCATTCCTGAGATACCTTCGCGTTATGCTCTGCGGTGCGAAGCAGCTCAATAATCTCCTTTTTGGGCATCCTAAGTAGGGTGCTGTCGGCTAACGGCTTATACATTTTCGTTACCTCCGTCCATTTTCGCCCCGCAGTGGGGGCAGAATGGCGGCCTATACTGCTTGTTTGGTTCATTGCAAATAGTACAGTACGCCTTGTATTCCGGGCCGGTATCGGTCGCCATCCCAGTGGGCCTCATTTCCCACCGCCCATGCACCACCGGCACGGCATCCACAGTTGGGCAAGCGTCAACTACGCCGCTTACTTCATCCAACGGGCAAAGTACAGCAAACTCATTGTCATATAGCATATCAACCAGTTTATCAGCGTCAATCGTCCTCATGGTCAGCACCTCCGTCCATCTTGGCCCCGCAGTGGGGGCAGTATTTCCCATATATGACCTTATACTTGTGAGCCGTTGTCTTGCCGCAATGGCTACACATCCACGGAACGTTATCGCCATCGCCACAGACTACCCATTCGGCATGCACCACCGGGGCCACGTCGGCGGCGGGCAGGACCTCAATATACTGCGACGGCTCAAGCCCTTTTGCCCACGCGTGCTTCGCGGCCTTAATCGCCGCACTGCGCTCGATGTATTCAGCCATTGTCAGCCCTCCTCCACATAGCACCAGCTCTGGGGCGCGCGCTTGATTGTCACCGGCTCCGAGCCAAATTTCGTTTCACGCAGACGAGTAAACTCGTCCAATCCCTTCGGCTGGTCATAGATCAGCAGGTCGGAGATGTGCCAGCCGTAGCAGTGGCCTCTCATGCTGTCTCCGACATAGCTAAATAGTTCTTCGTCCGTCATGCCGATTCCGTCCAGCGCTTCTAAATTGCCGCCCGTAACCTCTCTTGTAATGGCATCCGGCACATAGTCCCACCATGCGTCTATGATTTGGTCGCATGTAAACTCCCCGACAACCTTGCCGCCGTAAAATTGTGGCCTTGGATAGTCCGTCGCGATGAAGTCCTCGTGCGGATATTTTGGCAGCGTGCAGTAGATATAGCACTTAAACGGCGTTTCCAGCTTCGGCTTGGTCTTGCGGACTTCGATAGTCTTTTCACCGCTGGCGATCTTCTCCACCCACTTGGGGCGGATGCTCAGCATAACAGCCTTACGCATCCTTCATCGCCTCCAATGCTTTCTCCGTCTCTTCGCTTACCGCAGTAATTCTCCCATGTTTCACCAGATCACAGAACACATTGTAACCCATGTGAAACACAATTCCGCAACTGCTGCAATAGCGAATTGCAAGCTCTACATCCTTCATAAGTCGCGGACTGTCGATGTTTTCCTTGCATAGCAAAGTGCGACCACTGGTAAATGGCAGCACCACCAGCCGCCCGTCCTTGTCGGCCTTGACCAACTGGCGGAACCTGTCCAGTGCCTCACTGGCTTTTTGGTTTCCAATTAAATCCTGAAAAAACACCACAAAAGATTGAAACGCTTCTGGCGTCATGCCCGTGTCTAAATACTGACGCAGCAGCGGGCAGTGCGCCGCTTGGACCGCCGTGCAGAACCCGCCGACCGCAGTACAGTTTCCGTTGTCCTCATGCCTAAAGTGGCAACGCAGGCAATTAACATTTTCCATTATTTCTCCTTCGGCGGCTCCGGCAGCGGCATCCACGCCAAAGCACGAGCATTTGTTCCATTGGCAACTTCACCGCCCCAGCGCCCGTTATTTTGATATCCGAGTGCGTAATTTACAAACATTCCATTAAAGTCTCCATAGCGGAAATACTCACCCCAACACAGCACTTTCCGAAAATTCTCCGGTAGCCGCTCCTCCACCGGGATCCAGCGGGGCAACTGCGCCCGCAGCTTCTCAATCTCCTTCTGGAGCGCCGCGATGTGTGCGTTTTGATTCTCCAACTGGTCAGCGGCGGCAAGCCCCACCGCGTCAACATCGCAGGAGGACCACTCCGTCAAATTGACTTTTCCCGCCAGATCTTCTGGGACCGGCTCCGTTTTGTAAAACGGACATTTCTTGCAGTCGCCACTTGGCCCGCCTGCTGTTGATACGCATCTAAGCGCATTTACGAGGTTTGTATCTCTCATAGTTCCTCCCTTATATCTCCGCCCCATTGCTCCGCCATGGCTCTGGCGATGCCGGGGAAGGTCTTGCTCCTTGCCCTTGCCGTGCGCGGGTCATTCCATCTCAGGACTTTCCCCTTTTCATCTTTCGCATAATTCGCACTCGCACCTATACTGTATCCACCTGGTAAAATTTCCCCTGCGTCTACAATATTTGTAGGTTTCAAAGCTGGAAGTCCCTTTAACCACAGGCAAGTCTTTTTTCTTGCCTGGTGCCCGAACTCATACGGCTGGATAATGCAATCCGGCTTACGATAGTATGTAGACATATATCCAACGGGATTTTCCACTGCGATTTTGCAAACATCTGCATTTGCAAAAGCCATGAAAAACGCCGCAGCTTCTTCCCGCAACGCCAGCCGCCTGACCGCCTTTTCCCCATATCTTTCCGTGTTAAACCAACGATTCCCGGTAACAGTTAAATATGTGCACGGAGGGTGCGCGATCAGCAAGTCCCACCTGTCGACGTCATGCGTCTCCCCGTCCATGGTAATCACTTGCCCTCCCTCGATGGCCTTGAGCGCATCTCCTAAGATGTGCCACTCAGGATGCCCGCCGGACGGCTTCTGAATGTCGCAGCTATACGCCTCGTGCCCTAGCGCCCGGAACGCCTTGCAGACTTCCTGCGATTCCTCGCAGGCTATCAACACTTTCATGTGTCCTCCACCTCCGTAAGCCAGAACTTCTTTTTGCACTCATAGCAAGTTTGCTTGTTGCAGTTGATACCCATATTGCCGAATACATCCATTGGGCAGGCATTAAGGCATCCCGAATCAGTTTGTGCGTTCGGAAACAGCTTCAAGAACTCGCTCTGTCGGGTTTTGGCGGGGTGCTCGGCGGCCCACTGTTCCACGATAGCAACGGCCTCCTCCGGGTGGGTTTTTCTCCAGACTGCGCAGGTTTCAAACCCGCTAAGTCTTTTCCGAAACTCGCATTTAATACACTCAGCGTCGCACATTCTGCCCAACGTTTCTACAAACTTCACCGCATCCATCATTCTGCCTCCTCAATTTCCACGCGGATCGTATCTCCGCTCCAAAATTTGTGTTCCACGGCACGGAACCACTCAGGGTTGTCATCCGGCAGTATGTAGCCCTTCATCGCATCCACAAAGGCCTTGCCCAGCGCGCCGTGATTGTCGATGTCCAGATTGTCATTCCAGAAAAATGTCACCTTGACGGGGCGTTTTACCAGACGTTTTGCAATACCTGCTTTGCGCATCGCCCAGTGGGCCAGCTCGTGCAGCTCTTCCGCGTCCTTCTTCCGCTGCGACCAGTGCTTACCGGCGTAATACGCATTCAGGCCAAACCGCTTGTTCCACGCCGCTTTACCGCGCTTTGTTGCCGGATAGGGGATCTCAAATGCAATCACCGCTTTTCCTCCTTGCCATCGGTAATGACGCTGACCACCCGGATGCGGCCCAGAGGCTCCAATAGCATCGCTACTGCCTCCTTCGTTCCCTGTGTGTCCTCGCCATCGTAAATGTCAACTACGATCCGCATCATTTCCCAGATCACCGTCCAATTCCAGGTACGGCTGGAAAGAGCGCATTTTTTTACCGCACCTTGCGCACTTGTAGTTATACATGGCATCGCAGCAGCCTGCTCCATCGTAGCTGTAATCAACTCCGGTGCGTTTCCAGTCATGCTGCTCGCATGGGCAAAGCCGTTCTTCCAGCTCTGCCACACGATAACTCAGCCGGACTATTTCTGCTTTCAAGCGCTTATTTCCAAACATTTTTCAATCATCCCCTCCTGAATTTTGGGCAGGCACGGACGCTGAAAGATTTCTCTACAAACTTCCCGCTGACCGTCCGTGTTGTTGGAATTGCATCCCATCCCGGAACCGGTTCAAACCGCGCCGACCACTCGCAGCCGCCGTAAGCGTTGCCACATTCCCAGCAGAGCTGCTTGGACTGGTACTCAACCTTGGGAGCTTTCTTCTGCTTCTTCTCCCGTGGGGGATAGCGGCGGATCAGCTCGTCCAGCCGAAAATTACTTGCCATTAAACACCTCGCATATCTGCCAAAGCGCACCATTCGGAGTAGGTCATCCCCTGCTTTTTCGCTTCGGAGGGGGTGGGGATACCGGCCTCATGCCAGCGCTCGTGCTGTTCACCTGCCTTGGCGTAGAATTTTTCCAGATGTGCGTCGGACGGTTCCGACATGGGGGCCTCCTTCGCTTCGAGTGTTTCCGGTTTGGGCAGGTAGGGAACCAGCTCCGATGGGGTTGGGTAAAAAGGGTTTTCCCGCGCCCGCAAAATAACGGCTCGCTTCGCGTCCTCATAGGCCCACGGCTCCAAGATCATCTGCCATGCCGCCACAGCAACAGAGCCTGTCTGGTTTTTTGCGCTTGGGTAAATCGTTCCGAGCAACGCAAACAGCTTTGTGATATCTTGCTTGTCCATGTACTTCTCCTGATAGTCTTACGTAGTAATACTCTCTCTCGCTAAGATAATATATATATTTATTATTTCTCTGAGAGAGAGAATATTTCTTCTTAGAGGGGGATGTAGGGGGAGACTTTCTTCTTTGTGCACCTGCTATCGTGCTGCGGCTTGCCTTGCATCCGCCCGTCATAGCCATAATGGTACACGCGGCAACGTTGTTGCTTAAAACGGAAGATCCCCATCATCCTCGATCTCGCTGAAACCGCCCTGCGGTTCGCTCTGCACCGTGTCCCCGCCGTCCCGCTTGGAATCGCCAAAGTACACGCTGTCGGCCACAATCTCGGCGCTGCGGCGCTTGTTGCCGTCCTTGTCGGTCCAGTCACGGATCTGCAAACGGCCCTCCACCACGGCCATGCGGCCCTTAGAGAAATACTTGCTTACAAATTCAGCGGTGTTGCGCCATACCACCACATCAATGAAATCCGTTTCCTTTTCGCCGGACAGGGACTTGAAGTCCCGGTCAACAGCCAGAGAGAAGGATGCGACCGCCGTGCCGCTGTTGGTGCGGCGCAATTCAGGGTCACGGGTCATCCGACCCATCACAATAATTCTGTTCAGCATGAAATAGCTCCCTTTCTGTAAATCATGTCCTCCCGGTTCCAATCCGGGTAAAATGCTTTCATGTACGCCACCAGCCGCACGTAGATGCGCTCACGATCTCGCAATGGACCCTCGTCAAACAGGCGGTGGCAGCGGGGGCAGAGGGTTGCGATGTTCTGCTCAATTCCTCTGCCGCCCTGCGAACGCCGTACCACATGGGCCACCGGCGCGCCTGCGGGGGACCCGCAGATCACGCACTGGTGATTGTCCCGTGCCCATACCACAACTTTCACGGATTGCGGAATGGACGTCGCCTTTGTCATTTTGTGCATCCCCATTCCTCCATCATCCCCGCCAGCTTCTCCGGAGGCAGGGTCTCGATGTCTTGATCCTGGCAGTCCTGCACCGCCATATCGATCAAATGTGACATTTGCCGGGTGTTGTAGGTGCTGGAGCCGTAATACAAAATCACGTTGGTGCAGCCGGGGATCCTGCTTGCCATGGTATCCGTCTGCCAGCCAAGCCCATTGTGTTCCCACCCGTTCCGCAGCTTTTCCACGGCTGAATCGATCACGCAGACTATTTCATGATTGCCGCCGATCTCCCAAATGTATCTCCGGTAAATATCCGTCTTGGGAATCCGCAGCTTTTCAGCCAGCCGGTCAACCAGAACCCAGAAGTACGCATTCGCATCGAGGCTCCGCTTCTCCCGGTGTTCCTTGATCTCCACGTCATAGGCTTTGCCATCTTTCAGGCTGTCAATCACCTGTCGCGCCTTGTTGGTCTGGATGCACAACCAATCACCGGCGGCATCCATCGTCCAGCGGAACGATGTGGTATTAACCCGCTGCATCGTTGGCCTCCTTGACCTCGGCTACGCACTTCTCGCACAGCGCATGGCCGTACAGCTGTTTCGCTCTCGCCGCCAGACGTGCCGCCTTCACCATTGCCCTGCCGTCGAAATAGTCCATCACCTGACCGCCGCAACGCTCACAGATAACGGTAGCATCGCCCTGCGGGGGAAGTCTGTACCCCGGCTTCTGCTTGGGCGGAATGGCCGCTTTCTGGGGCCGCTGCTGGGGTTCTGTGCTACGGTCATACTTGGTGCTGTCCTTATCCCAGTACACATCCGCGCCAAAGCCAAGCGCCTTGCAGGCCACGGAAATTGCGTCCGTGAGGGCCATCTTAAAGCATTCGTCCGAGGTATACAGCCCGTTCCGCTCGCTTGCTACAAAGGCACTGCCGCCGGTGCCGGGTATAGCTTCCGACCACGCTCCGTCTACCTTGACAAACAGGTCGATGTCCAGAAATGCGGCAACCTCGTTGTTGGCCCCCTGCTCCAACCGCTTGTCCGTGATAACATACTTCCAGCCGATTCCGCAGGGGCCGAACTGCTCCGTCAGCGCCTTGATGCGCCACATGGGGTTGATATCGGTCTTACCCTTCAACCGCCCCACCTGAATGGACCGCTTGGCGGCCTCCGGCACCTGCCGAACCCGCTCATAAATCCCCAGATTCTCCATGTTCATCCTCCAAATTCAGCGGGCAATACATCCCGCGCCCTTTTGAATCAAGCAGGTACTCGCCCGTTCTCCGGCATTGGAGCCGGGAATAGGTTTCCAGCAGAGGGCACAGTGCGCAGCACACATGCCCCTCCGGGAAATTGATATCCACGGTCGCCCGTGTGTAGAATAAACAGCTATTGCCCATTTGCCCTCCTGTAAACTCCATAGGCGATTGTCTCGCCGTCTTTGTTCTTCTTGATGACCGTTTCCTTCGTCAGATCAACGCCAGCCTTCCGCAGATCGGAGATCCGTGCCGTAAAGTTGGCGATGCGCAGTTTGCTCATACCCTCCATTGTGGTAATGCTTCCGTGCTCATCCAAGTAAGCCAGGATCTTTTCACACTGCGTCATATCAGTCCTCCGGGATATCAATAACCCCAATACCCATTGCTTCTGCAACCGCCTCCGGGTCTTTATCAAGCTCTTTCAGCAACCATTCCAGTTGCTCCTGCATATCATCCTTGAAGCATCGAGCGCAGTAGACTTCACGGTTGACCACGAATCCCGGAGCCACGTCCACATGCAATTTCGGATTTATAACGGTTGAACATTTTTCGCACACCGGGTAAACCTTTCTTTTCATTTCCACGCATCCCCTCTCTGCCACGCTTTCGTGGCGTTGGATTGCTGGGCGTAACCCGCTGTGATAGCACCGCAGGTGGAACACCGTACATAGTGCTTAAACGGTGCGTCCGTGGACTGCACACGCTCACCACTGTCCATGCCGCACACCGGGCAGAGATCCAGCGGATGGCGCTCATGCCGGTTCTTTCTGTTCATCGCGCGCTCACCACCATATACGCAATGGTGATCAGCAGCAGGGCCAGAAAACTTATAAAGCCAATCCATGCGGAGGCGTCCGCCTTCCGCTGCTCTCTGGTGCGCCGTTCATGCTTTCTCATGCGGGTCCCCTCCTTCAATCAGGTCAACGATTTTGAATACCCAAGTGGCCGCATACGCCACGCCCAGGTTCATGAAAAACAGGTTCCAGCTCATTGTTTGATGTCCCCCTCTTTGGTGTAAACACCGTCAAACTCAAGGCCATGCTCCCTCGACCAGATCTTGCCGAACTCCGTCATGATCTTCACCGGGTCAGGCGGAGACACCCAGATCACCCGGTATTCGATTTTTCGTTTCTTCGCCATTGCCTTTTCCTTTCCCCTGTGCTAAAATAGCCACAGGACACATATCTGAACCTAAGATTTGTTCCGCCGCCCTGCCCGGTCTGCAACACCGGGCGGGGCATTTTTTATACTTCGTTCCATACACTTCTTAGCTGCGCTACTCAATTCCATTGCCGCGCCTTGCCCAGCGTCTCTCTGCCATTCCTTTGCTGTTCTTAGCGATACGTCACTTCGCTATTCCACCGCCATTCTCATCTAAGCATTTCCTACGCTTTTCTTTGCATTTCTCTTCCTTGGCTTTGCGCTGAATTGCTCCTCTGTACGTTGCCTTTGCATAGCAAATCACTGCATTTCCGTTGCTACGTCAAGCATTGCTGTGCTACGCCATTCCGCTGCGATTCTGTACCGTTCTGAACTATTCCATTGCATTGCCTTGCGCATCTGTGCATTGCCGTTGCAGCTCAATACCTGTCTATTCCTTTGCGACGCCTATCGCCTCTAAGCCCTCCCGTTGCTTTGCGGAACGAGCCGTGGCCTTTCCATAGCGCCTCTATGCAATGCTATGCCGTTGCTTTGCCACGCTTGGCACTGCTTTTCCGCTGCGTTACTGGAGTTCCTCCCAGGTGAACCGGCCCTTGCCGCTGTTGCGCCACTGACCGATGCCGGAAAAGCGGCCATAGTCCAGCCATTCCCGGACAGCTTTCTCGTGATCGTCGCAGAGGCAGGTCACCCGAAACTCACAGGTAGCGCCTGCGGGGATCTCTTCACTCATGGCAAGGCTGATGCGCTCGCCCTGGGCCGTCTGCGCTCTCAGGGGGCGCTGGCACTCACCAACGGGGCCGTCAAACTCCAGCGGGATCACGCGGGGCTCCGGGAAGATCAGCTTATCAATCTCCTTCTTGTAGGCCTTGATCTTCTCACTGGCCGTGCCCTTGACCTTGCGGAGGCCGCCGCAGGTGTCTTTGAAAAAGCCTTTGATCTGATAGTCATACAGGAACGGGGTACCGTCCTCCGTCCGGGGAAACACCGTCATGGCCTTTTCCGCCACGGCATCAGCGCCCAGCGCGGCAACTTCGTCCTCAATGTTTAACGCATCCGGGGATTTGGAACCGATAAACTCCCGATATACGTCTGGGTTTGCAGGGCTTGTCCCAAGAATGGGTTCCGTAAATGTGATCCGTACCTTAATTTCCTTCATTCCTTTTTCCTCCTGTTATTGCTCACTGCTGGGTTCGAACAGTTCGTTCACCGTCACGCCGTACATCCTCGCCAGCTTCTTGTGGTACTTCCGTGCCGGTCGCCAGTCTCCCAGTTCCCAATGCGTCACACAGGACAAGTCCACATTCAGTTTCTTTGCTACCTGTGCACGGGTCAGGCTGGAACGTTCTCGAAGTTCCTTCAATGCCAAGTCATGTGCCCTCCTTTCGGTGTGAGAAATCATTGACTGCGGCAGAAATATGTGGTATGGTAAGCATGGGAGTTAAACTACGCGCCAAATGGCGTACTCTGTTGCAGAGGGGTATTCCATTTAGCAAACGAGTTCGCTTCCAACCGCCCCGAAGTTTGTTGCAGAGACTTCGGGGCGGTTTTTTTCTGCCGCAGTCAATACCCGCCGAAACCTCATGAATGTGAGAAATCACGCTTGACACGACCCGGAAAGCGTATTACAATGAAATCGCCAAAAGACATTGCAAGAGCCGCTTTTATGGGGGCTGGTTTTCGTGTACCCTTTTCCGGTGGGCTTAGGTATATGATACCTCACATTTAAACCGTTTGCAATACCTAATTGGTTTAATTAAACCGTTTTGTATGGTTGCACAAAATTTGGGGGCTAAATATGGATATAACGCTAGAGAGAATGTTGACTTTAATCCCAAAAAAAGAAAACGGAAACTTTAAGCACGGAGCATTGTCTCAATTTGCACGTTCGATAGGATTTAAGGACGGTCACATTGTTTCTGATTGGATTGCCGGGAATTCGGAATCATACAAGAATTACATCTACCAAGTCTCGGCACTATACCACGTATCCGTTGAATGGCTCCAGGGCAAAACGGAAGATAAGAGCATAAAAGAAACCCCCGATCCGAAGATCGAGGGTTTCTCAGAATTACAGCAAGCTGCTATTCAATTTGTGTTATCGCTGCCGCCGGATAAGCTGGAGCGTTTTGTAAAAATGGGGCGCGCTGCTTTTGAGGAAGGAAAATGAAAGAAGCATTTATTTCTATTGGTTGCGCTCTGATTTCAGGATTTGTCGCATGGATTGTCGCAAAGCAAGCGGCAAAGGCCGAAATCAAGAAATTGCAAACAATTTGGGCGCATGAAAAAGAAACGGCCTGCGAGACGGAATTTGACAGTATGGCCGCTGCCGTTACACTTTATGCGAAATGGCCTTCCCCAAAGGGCTTTCAGGACGCCACCAATGCCGTTGCCATTTATCGGGCAAAGGTAACCGGAGAAATGGCGACAGAGGTTGACAAACTAAACCGGATGATTGTCAGAACTTCATCTGGCTATGAAAACATTTTGATACAGTTAGATGCCATAATTGAGCGCAAGCGAAAGGCCAACGGTTAAAACGTAGCCTTTCCGGCTTCGCCCTCTTTCCAGAATAGTTCAAGTTCCCCGGTAAACAAGTTCTTTGCCATCTTGTATAAGTCTGCCATTGCAACTTCGCGTTCCGAAGCGTCACATTCGATGCCGATTTCCCGCTCGGATTCGCCTTCTTTACTGATCGCCCAAATTTTCATTTTAAAGCCTCCATGATTTTCAGCAGTTGTTCATCAGATAACTTTTGAATCAAGTCAATGGCTTCTGCCAGCAGTTCTTGATACTCTATTGTATCACATTTTACAACACCATACAACATGGGGCCTCCCAGCGCTCCTTCCATTCGTACACTTGTTCGATTCACGTTCTAAGCATATCATTTATGACCCAGCATTTCAATGCGCATTTGCACGAAAAACAACAGCAGTATTTTATGTGTCCAATAGAAAGGACATTGTATAAAGATGCTCGATTTTTTTAAAGATTGGGGAAGAGGGTAAATGAGCATTTTAGGCTCGCTTTTTGGCAAGAAAAAAATGAGCGCTGCGGAAATTGCTTTTGTAAAGCGTCAGTCACAAATATTAGCGGACTGCATTCGCATTATTGCCGATACAGACAACATCGAAACGTACTTCTATCGGTATGGGCTTGCTGAACAAACAGTAAGGCGGATTTCGGAGGTTGCCGGAGGCGACACAAAGTGCATTGCAGGTAGGCAAGTTTCACCAGACGAATGCGCCGAAATGTTGCAAAATGAAAAAGCTGCCCATACAAACAATTTTCTTTCTCGGTACATTCAAAAAGAAACTGTGCATATTCTCGGGCTATCTCGTGGGCAAATCAAAAAGGCTCACGGCGTTGCGGCCATCGTGGATGAGTATGCCGATCAAATGCCGAAAGAAAGCATAGAGCGCGGACGTGAGCTATGCGCCAAAATGATTGAAAAAGTTGAAAAGGTGGTGAACCAGTGATGAAAATCCCCGGATTGTCTTTTAGCTGGAAACGCGCACTCGGTATTACCAAGGCGAAACGGAAATTTTCCAAGGTTACCGGAATTCCCACCACGAAAGCCGGTCGGCAACGGAAGATCGGCAAATGGCTTGGGATTAAATAAATAGAAAGCCCCCGCCGCCTCTGCAACAAACGGCGAGGGCCGGATGGCAAGCCTTGGGGGGATTGACTTGCCGTGATGTAACCATAGCAGAAATAGGTTGGGCAGCGCAATGCCAGAACCTTAGAAACAGGCAGTATACTACCGAACCAGATTTGAGATTGCGTCTGCCCATATCTTACAAACTTAATACAGGAGGCCGATTTTTTTGACGATCCAAGACCTATGCCGCGAAAAAAGAGCCGCCCTCAACATGACGGCTCAGGACATTGCCGACGCATCTAATGTGCCCCTGTCCACAGTCAACAACTTCTTTGCTAACTCATCCAAAGCACCGTCTATTAACACTGTGGGGCCAATTTGCGCTGTTTTAGGCATCTCCTTAGATGAATTTTTCGGTATAGGGGATCACTATACGGCAACAGAAGAAACCCTCCAGGCGGAGAAAGTCGGCCTCGAAAAGCATTTGTCCAGCAAACGGCAGATCATTACGATGATGGAGCAGGGCGTGAAAACCCGGAACCGCATCATTGCCGCTTTGCTGGTTTTATTGTTTTTATCCATAACCTATGCGTTGTACCTTGATACCAATTGTATTCAAATCGGCTTTTGGAGGGGATAGCATGTGCCAAAAAATAGTGATCACTCTACCAAATATTCTACGCATCCGTGTAGCACTGTACATCAGGGTGTCGACCGAAGAACAGGCGAAGCACGGACTGTCACTGGCAGACCAGCGGGAGGCCCTGACGGACTATGCCACAGCACACAACATGGAGGTGGTGGGCATTTACGAGGACGCCGGAATTAGCGCCAGAAAGCCGTATAAAAAGCGTCCGGCCTTGATGCGCCTGCTCGATGATTGCAACGCTGGGAAAGTCGACACCATCCTTTTTGTCAAGCTGGATAGGTGGTTTCGGAATGTGGCAGGGTACTACGCCGTGCAAGAGGTTCTCGACAAAAATCATGTGGCTTGGCAGGCCATCAGAGAAGACTACGAAACGCGAACTGCATCAGGGCGATTGAAGGTCAATATTATGTTGTCGGTAGCGCAGGACGAAGCTGACCGTACATCGGAGCGCATTAAGGACATCAACGAGGGCAAGAGGGCAAAGGGCCAGCCAACCAACGGGAGAACTCCCATCGGCATCTGCGTGAAGAACCGCCGCTACGCCATTGATGAAGAAACCGCAGATGCGGCGCGAGATATGTTCCCTGCCTTTATACGGCTGCAAAGCATCCTTGCTTTAAGGCGGTATATGGCAACGGAGTGGGGGATCAAACGCTCGTACAACAAATACAAGGATGCTTTGGGGAACCGGCTGTACTTAGGTGAGGCGTTCGGAGTGGAAAACGCATTGCCAGCGCTCATCGATCAAGAAACCTTTGACCTTGCCGGAAAAATCCTGGAACGGCGAAGCCAGCGGAACGCCAGTGCGGATCGAATATATTTGTTTACCGGGATTCTCCGCTGCCGGGAGTGTGGGAGAAACATGCAGCCGGAGACTGTAAAACAGGTGTACAAGTACTACCGATGCAGAACGCACACACTTGACCCAGCCGACTGTCCGCACATTCTTAGAATCCGAGAAGACGTGCTGGAGGATTACCTCTTGCGCGAATTTGAGGGGATCGCAAAAAAGTATTACTCCAAATCAAAAACCGCAGAAAAAAAGCCGCCCAAAACGGCGGAGCAAATCAAGCGGAAAATGCAAAAACTAAAAGACCTGTATCTGTCGGATTTGATTGAAATCGAAGAATACAAAAAAGACTATACGGACTTGAAACAGCAGCTCGCGGCAATAAACCCAGAGCCTATAAAAGAATTTGATCTCGAAACCTTACGGCGGGAATTGAAGGAATATCCTGATTTAGACCGGCAGGCAAAGAAAGAATTCTGGGTACGCACGATCCAGCGCATCGACGCAGACAATGACGGTGCGTTTTTTGTAACGCCTAGTTAGTCTTATTTTCATGTCACAACGCCTACGTCAAAATATAACTAACCCCCCGGCATTTGCCGAGGGGGTTAAGTTTAGCTTTCCAATTTCCGCATGACGCTATTATAAACCCGCTCGTTGATCACTTTCAAGCTGTCCATCAGCTCGTCCATGACCTCCCACGCACGGGCTGGGTCAACGTTAGACACCGCCCGGAGGAAATCGCTGTCCGGTGCGGGAACCGCAGAATACGCCTCAACCATACGGTTTTCCCTCACCGGCTCTCGGTTCTGGTTTTGGATGGTATACAGCGCCGCCAGCTTTTCATAGTTTGCCCAGCTGGATTCTTCCGTCTCTAACCGCTTGATCCATAGCGCCACTTCTCGCTCGTCAATCATTGGGGCCTACCCCCTTTAGTCCTCCATCATGTCCATTGCACGGCGCAGGGCGTCCTTGATGCGATCATCGTCGGTTTCCCGCATCATATCGTTGATCTGATCGCGCAGATGCTCAGTTGCGTCCGTGCGGCTGTAATGACCACGGACATAATGCCGACGGGCATAGGAGTTGCCACGGCTGTAGCCGCGTAGATCATCGTCCAGATAGCGGCCAGAATAGCCGCGCTCGTCCATCGCATCGATCTTGTCGATGTTCTTGATGGTATCGGTCAGCTTGTGGGCAATGTCCAGATCCCCGGCGCCCAGCTCGCCCTTGCGGATCAGCTCGTCAAGTTCCTTGCAGAGCATATCCCGCAGTTCATACATAGATTTCATTCCCATTGTGTTCTCCTTTCTCAGCAAACTCTGGTAATGATAAGGTTCGCGTTGCTCACGTCAATGTCCTCGCCACTAACGTTGCGGATGGACAGCGACGCGCAGCAGCCCTTTGTAACGTCAACGTACTCGGACGCCGCCACGTTGAAAAATGCCCCCGCAACCGTGGGCGTCACCGTCGCAACGGAGGACGGGAGCGGCTCACCGTCAACCGCAATGGCAACGGAGATGGGGCCGGGGGTCCCGCCGGTGCTTACGGCAATATTGCCGATAAAGTCCACCTTATAGCGGACGCGGCACTGGGAGCAGTTACCACGGAGGTTAAACAGACCGGAGCCTGCGCGGTGCGCCACAAGGCCCTTGGTGCAGGGGATCGGTGCCTCGGTAAAAAGCACGTTCTGGTTTGCCGCTACAGTTTGCGCGGCAACAGCAGTGTATTCAGGCATAAAAAACTCCTTTCATAAAATCCATAGGGGAGAAACCATTTTCCCCATCGGAATCAGAATTCATAGTCTGCATCATTTCCATCATATTCATGAGATCTTCCATTTGTGACATCTGCGTCTGTTCTTCCGGGCTTAAACAGGATTTTAACTGCTCCAGGAC